TCATATCTGTCCAAAGTGTACCTCCGACAAATACTACATCATCTATGACCTTCATATCTCGTTCTAGAAAATATACATTATTAAACTTGGCACATTCATCACGTAGATGAGTTAAACTAGCGTCCCAGCGTCCGTGATAGAATTCGTGATTACCTGCTACATAAACAACGTGAGGGAAATTAGAGCTAACACGTTTTAAGAAATCACGGAATCGTTGTGCCACAGCTTGTCTACGACCTAAGTTATTTAGATTGGCATCACTGTACATACCATAACTGGACTCTGGATGGTCGTGCAGGTCTTCGGCGGTCATAATGTCGCCACTTAGGATAAGAACGTCACAGTTCTCATCGTTGGGAATATTAACGTCACTGAACTCTAAGTGTAGGTCAGAGACAACTTTGATTTTCATTTTGAAAGTTTATTTACTAGCCGCTGGTGTAGCCATTCTTCTTCACCTACAAATGTTGGTGAGGTTTCAAGCAAGTCGTCAAGAAGAAACTTAATTTCCATTAAGTCCTTCTTAATAGCGAATTGAGTGTAGCCGTCATTTCTCATATTGCAACATTCGTAGGTCATCATCTGGAGGTCACCTTTAATTCTGCTAACACTCCAAGACATTTTAAAACCCATTATGCAAAGCTGTATGGCTTGCGAACTTTAACACGCTTGGACTTACCCAAGTTAGTCTTAATCTCCGCACTACGGTCCTGTAGCCACGATTCCTTTTCTGCCTCGGCCTTCGCTGATTGGAAGTCCAAAAACTCTTTACGAAATTTACCACAAGTTACTGTCCAAGTCATATTTGACATATACTATCCTATTAAATTAAAAACACAGCCTAATTATAACACTGATTCAAGTGGGCTGTCAACACTTAAATTATTTAAAATCAAACATTTTCATTTGAGTTTCATCGGCAACAACTGACTTACCTTTAAACCTAGTTTCACAATGTAGTTTAACTTCATCAAAGTTAGTGCCTTGGGCAATAAATTCTCGAGTATCTTTATTATACAAATAAAACATATTATCATGTTTTTCGATGTCAACTTGAATAACACTATTTTTAATTTGCTCAGTCATTTCTTTAATCTGTTCTGCTAAGGCTTCGTTTTTGGCAATTATGTAGGTTTGACACACTTTTATAATTAGCCAAAAAACTACGAACCAAAAGACTGTGTCAATAATAAAGTCTATCATGGTCGTTTGTAAATTACTTGGTCAGCCAAGCCATTTGCCACAGCTTCTTCTGCTGAAAGGAACGTATCAAACTTCATTGTTTGGAATAGTTCATCATATGTTTTGCCAGCAGTATTGTGACGTACATACAATTCTGTTAATCGCTTGTTGATACGCACACTTTCTTCAAAGCTACGTTTCGCATCTTCAAACTGTAGATCCTGTACGTGAACACTACCGCTTGTGCCACGTGTACCAGAACTAACACGATGGATCATTGTACGACTTTCCGGTAAAACAAAACGCTTGCCTACAGCACCTGACTGTGCTAGGAATGAGCCCATACTTGCCGCTTGTCCCATAACATAAGTAGATACATCTGGTTTAATAAACTGCATTGTATCGTAGATAGCCAGGCCTGCTGTCACACTTCCGCCTGGGCTGTTAATAAACATTGTAATGTCTTTACCTGCATCTTCGCTTTCAAGGAATAGCAGTTGACCTACAATGAGGTTAGCCATTTGATCTTCTACTTCACCTTCTAGCATGATAATTCGGTCGCGCATTAAACGACTATACAAATCCATAGCACGTTCTGTATTACCCGTGCGCTCAAGAACCATTGGTACCAAACTCATAAACTTCCTTAAAAATCTTATTATATATTAATCTTACTTAGATGTCAAGTCTAATATTTACTTATGACCTTGATAAATTAACTTGTTTATAACGTTAATATCAAACTGCAAACTTGTAATCTTATTTTTGAGTGCTTGGTATTCAGGACTATGCACATCACCGTCGTGTGTAACAATATCCAAATACATTTTTGCGGCTTCGTCATGAGCTTTAGTAAGATCATTTTCCAATAATGCTCGTCTATCTTTTAACATTGTTTAACTCCAAATTCTTGTTCTAGGTCAGTGTCATCATAAAAGAAACCCTGAGCTTGATCATATTTATTCTGCGGTAAGTCTTCAAATGCTTCTCCGTTGTAATAACGTTCTATGACCATTCGCCAGGAGTCTTCTGGATGGTCAACAATTTCAAAACCATCGACTCGACCATAACCATCATAGGTGCCGCTGATACGATCACCATTCTTAAACAATACAATAACCTTGCTGGCAAAACTCCAAGGAGTTCCTTGTACCGCAACTTCTGCCATTACTGGTTTGTCTGATTTAGCACACTTCCAACTAAAGAATCCCATGATTAACTCCTGATTAAATCTTTGTAATAACTATCATACCAAATCTAGGTTCTAGAAATTCACAGCCAATTCTATTAGTAACATCTCTAGCCAACTTGATCATTATGTTACTATTACCGCAGATGATAGTTAAAGGTATTTCGTTTTGATTTAAGTATATAAAATTTTCCACCAACCTATCTACATCACTGTGACGTACACCGTGTAAGTCAAGTTCTGCAGAATTTACCATTATTTGAATTCGTAGGCATCCATTACCAATATCATACCAATGGCAAACCAAAGTAGTGCAAGACCAAAGTCGCCATGAAAAATATGATTAATACCTACTAACACATTCAAGCCGCCGATAGTATAACCAATGGGCTTGCGTTTTGAATAAACATAATCTAAAAATTTACTAATCATTTTAATTTCCTAAGTTTAAACTACTTCCAACATACTTGCTGGTACTTTCCAAAGTCCACGAGTAAATGAACTTGAATTATTCTCACGAACTGTGACATACTTAATGGCAATCTTTTCTACTGTGCCCACGTAAGTCATACCATTGCGGTTGCTAGTGAACTTCACAGTACTGCCAATTGTCACACTTCTTTTAACCTGCTTGACCAGTTGGGCACGATTAAATTTGAGTGCATCGCCGATGCTATTCAGTTCGTCACTGGTAAATGTACCAAACATAATAGCTTTATTAATTTCTTGAACTGTCAACATTTTAATCTCCTAATTAATCAAATTGAATATCTGCTATCTTACCATCACGGAAAATATAGTAGCAATTCACACTACCATAATCCACCCAAATACAATCATTTCCTGCTCTCATATTGTAATGCAGAATACCTTTTTTCTCTAAATCAATTTGCACTTGCATTACTTCAATGGGGTTTAAAAGCTCTTTAATCATAACGCAGGTCTGACAAGATTGATGCACAGGCTGACAACTCATATTGTTCCATAAGGTTGCTAGTTGCGCTGGTACTGTGACTAGGATATTTGCTACTATGCAAAACGCGATCCATCAAAGTAGATTTAATGTTATCAATGTCTGCGGTATCTGCTTCCAAAGCCGCAATGATTTGATTTAGAACTTTGAGTGTTGCGGCACTACGAAAAGCATTAGTGCTCCAAACAAAAGCATGAGCAGGATCTTTATCCAAGTCTAGTTTGAACTTGGCGATACTGGCAGTCTCTGATTCTGCACGACGTTGAAAGCGAACCAATAATTTATTAGACATAACTGAGTCCTTAAACTGTTTGAGTTTGTTTAGCAAAATAACGATAAGGCAAGCCTAAAGTCCAAGCAAGGTAGCTGTCGTCACCGTTGGTCTCTTCAGCTTCATGGATCCAACGCATTGCCATGGCGTGGTCTTTAGCACCCATAGACAGCAACTCTGCAACACGACGTTCAAACTTCTCGATGGCAATCGCTTCTTCGATACCTTGTTGGATATCGTTGGCTTTCATCACTTCTGACAACTCGACAAACTCTTGCTCGAACTGAGCAAGTGTCCAAGAACTGGTGTCAACGTGACGTGGACGGAAACCGTGAGCATCCTTGTACATATCCCAGAATGTGCATTGAGCCTGCTCTAACTCTGTCATATCTTCCCAAGTTGTAAATGCTGTCATTTTGATGTCCTTTTGTTGCTGTATGTGTATATTATACTATAGAAACCAATTTGTGTCAATTTAAACCAAATCCACTTGAATCTGCTTGCCACGGATTGTAATGCCAAGTCCACTGGGTACTGGCTTGCGAAGTGCTTTGGCAAACTCACGGTCAACCGACAGCATATTCATCGCATCATAGCAAAGGCTTCGAGCGTTAACTGTGGCAAATTGTTCACTCATCTGTTTGATTGTAATGTACAGTCCGATGTCGTTTTCACTACCGTCGCCCTTAAAAATAACACGGAATTTTTGGCTATTTTTGAAGCCGTCAATGATAGTTGGTGTACGCATTTCAAGTCCTTTTGTGTCTGTATGTATATATTATAACGCCAAACCCAATTTGTGTCAATTAAACTTTTTCAACGATATAAGGCTTATCCCACTTGCCAATGTTGATGTCAATGTAATGACTGCAATGAAAGTAATCAGTTTGAGCATCTGTATGGTCGAAGAACTCTGGACCTTTCATAGCCGCAATCATCTCAGTCAAAAACTGTTTTGCTTTGCCCGAATAGTGTTCGTGTGCCCAATAAGTGTTTACATCCAGGCTTTGATTTTTGCGAATGTGGGCAATGGTGTCTGCAGACATTTTATTGGCCACAACCTTGTCTGCATCAGTCTTGATGTAGTTTTCAATGAAGTCAATCTTGCCTGACTTGACGTTTAGAACAAGTGTGGAGCGATGACGAACTGCAATGCTGGCTTTAACACCGTGCTTCTTGCAGATAGCCTTGATTGTGGGGGACAACTTTGACTTCAATTCTTGGGAAACGTATGCCATCTTTAACTCCTGTTTTGTTGCTGTATGTGTATATTATACTACCAAAACCAATTTGTGTCAATATTCTTTCTTGTCGCCATTGGCTTCGTTGTCGCGAAAGCCTGCGGTGTATGCTATGATTTCTTGCGCCGACATATCCTGTAATTCAATGCGAGTGCTATTGAAACTATCGCCAGTGAAATAGTGTGGGTTATAATCACGACCATAATAACTGTCGGCTGTGCCGCGGTCATATGGGCTACCATGACGTTGGTCGAATTTTGTAGTTTCTGTAATCATTGTCTGCTCCTTAGACGTTAGACATTTTCATGATAATAGCCAACTCATCATTCTCCACATAGAAGTCTGTGGTTGGATCGTAGTAAGCGCCTTCTTTTGGATCGTAGTAAAGAACGCGACCATCGTAGTTGAAAGGGCCTTCTAAGCCCTTACGAGCTCCATACTTTTCACGCATATTGTCCACAGAATTCATAACACGATAGCCCATGATCAACTCCTTGTTTCTAAGTATTAATTATAACACCAAAACCAATTTGTGTCAATTATTTGATATTTTGAATATTTACGCAGGCGAACATAAATTTTCTTGCCAAGAAAGTTTGTGGTTCGATATCTTTAAAAGGATTGTTAATTTCACCCCAATTAAAGGAATTAAGTATATCAGGTTGATTATTAGGAAGATATCTTGTATATGAAATAAATCTTGCCGTAGTATCCTTACAATTATATTGTTCTAATGTGACTTGTGAATCACCGTTGGGTTGAAAAACTTTCCACCATACTGCCACTAAATCAGAATTAACTTTCAATCGTTTACTAAAAGTAGGTTCGTAACGAACATTATCTTGAAATGCATTAACCCAATCTGCATTAGCAGAAAAACTAGCAATCAAACCTAATGTAATTAAAAGTTTTTTCATCATCAATCCTTAAGCAAAGAACTCAGTAGCTTCTACTTCAAAAACACGATAGGCCGCCATGGTCTTTTGAGTTTGAGCCATGGGGTTTGTTTTAACGAACTTCAAAAAGTCCAAAAAATTCATACCCAAAAAGTCTGCGTCTTTTTGTAATACGGAAATTGCTGTAGTAAGTTTCATATCAACTCCTTGTTGCGATAATGTATTATACTGCCAAAACCAATTTGTGTCAATTAAGCCTGGTAACTGCAATAGCCGCGAATCTTGCTGGACTTGTTGGTAAAACTTTCGTCGAACTTCACAGTATAGCCCTGGTCCTTCAATGTCGCCATCAGCGTTGACAAATCGCAGTCTTCTTCTAAAAAGGCATTCACACCATTTTGATAACTGTAGGGAGTGATCTTATCAGCGATGCCAAGTTTGACCAAGCGAGCTTTAGGGAAGCGGGCCCAAGCATGACCTGAATCGCCGAATACTTTAATTTTGATTTCTTTCATTTCAACTCCTGTTAAATTAAATAGATTGGCTGTGCTCTGCACATTTAATCGTTCCTGCTTGACTTTTTGCTTTCGCGTGTCTTGCGTTTTGAACGAACCGTAATTATCCGTTGCCCCACCTAAGTGCCCCAGTTCCTCTAGGGCTTTACCACTGTTCCCCAGCGGCCTTAAATGCTCTTTACTTCAGCAACCTTATTTTCTTACTATGTGTTTATTATACTGCCAAACCCAATTTGTGTCAATTAACGTGTTTTGTCCATGTATTCAAACAAAATCCACTTGGCACGATTCAGTGCTTGACGGGCATCTTCAGCTCGCATATAGTCAATGTCGCCGTACTCGGTGTTGATCATTTCCTGTGCATCGCTGAGTATGCTAGCGGCCATCATTGCAGGGCCGCTGTGACGAAAAGTAATACTGGATTCCACTGCTTCGCGCATACCTGCTTCGGTAACGCCATACATACGAACTTCACGTTTTTCTTGTTCGTTCAAAGTAATCATCTCGCCCAATGTATCGTATCTCAAACCCATTTAGTGCTCCTTTTTGTTTACTATGTATGTATTATAAAGCCAAAACCAATTTGTGTCAATTATCGCCGTAGCGGCCTCGTTGGAAGAACTTCCACATAAGCCATTTAGATTCGCCCATTCCTTGAATTATGCCTTCGTATTCCAAGTAAGAACAGTGGGCCCATTGTGGATGAGGACGACCTCTATAATCCACTTGCTTGTTATTACGAGTCACCTGCGACTTGGCCGCAGATTCGGTTTTGTAGTAGGCTTCTCCTTGGCCAGTTTCTTTATTATATACTACAAAACCCATGACAGTTCCTTAAACAAAAGAACCCATCACTTCTTCAGCGGCAGGGATTGTTTCACACTCACAAGCCCATGCATGAAATGAATCATAGTGACCCCTAAAATATTGTGGTCGCATTGCCACTTTACAATAAGGGCACACTGGCATTGCCACGGTTTCTTTAACTTCTGTGTTCATTGTATACTCCTTAAAAACTAAATTCACGCACCCAATCAAATCGGGTGCTTGCAGGTACCCAACGGAATTGGCTTTTCTTACGCTCGCTTTGTTCAAAGTCGAAGCAGACCATAACCCAGCCACGCTCAGTGGAGAAAGCAACGGTGTCTGCAACCCTGACAACTTCGACAACTCTGTCGTTCATTTTTGCTACAGTAACAGTCATACTATCTCCTTTCATAAAATAGTATTATATTACCAAAATGAATTTGTGTCAATTAACTCCAATATTTTGAAGAGTCTAAACTGTCCCAATATGCTTTATTGTTGCGGTTGATGAAATTTTTAATTAGATATTTGCCCATGCCAAGATACCCCATCTTCTTGAACCTACGACTATCTTGTCCAAAATGATGTCTAAGTATTCTAAACTTTCGTGGGCTATACATTCTTGATAGGAAGTAGTCTTCACTTGTGGAAAACTTTTCAGGGAAGCCACCAAATTCTTCAAACCTATCTCTGCGTGTTAACATAAATGCACCAACAGCAAATGGTGAGAAATATTTCATAGCATGATTTATAGTATTAAAAATAATGAATCCAATTGTTGCTCTTGGATCTTTGTCGTAACATTTAATTTTTAAACCAATTAGATCTAAATTCTTAGACTCAATTAAATTAACAGCATCGTGAATCACTGAGTTCTTAAAGAAGCGAACATCAGCATCAATGAATAAGATGTATGGGGTAGTGACCAGTTGAGCCCCATTGTTCTTGGCTATGCTAACAGGGCCGCCTTCAATGATTTCAACATTTAATCCGATACTGTTATTCTTGATAACTTGTCTCGTGTTATCAGTACTACAGTCGGCTATGATGATTCTAGTATCGCCAATGTCTTGATCACGTAAAGAATCTAATAAATGATTGATGTAATTTTTTTCGTTCTTACAAGGAACTACTATGGTAATTTTATCGCTGAGTTTCATTTCTTTATACACCTTCCTTCAATTTTAAATTGATTGAACTTTAACCAATAGGTCATTGACTGTAAAGTTTGTTCGCAGGATAATTTATCTTGGAACGTTAGTTCTATTCGTCCTGGCACATCTTTTGGATCATTGCTGTGAACTGCTAGTAGGATCAGTATCCACATTGTCCTTCTCCTTGGTCCAAGTAATTATTTCCCAACGACCGTCATGATGTTCTACAAGTGCTGTACAACTTTCAACCCAGTCACCGTCATTCATATATTTAACCCCGTCGATGTCTTTGATTTCTGCGTGGTGTATGTGGCCACAGATAACACCATCAAAACCACGCTTTTTACAATAGCCAGCTAGATTCTTTTCAAACTGGAACATAAAGTCTATGGCTTTTTTTACTCGATGTTTGAGATATTTACTAAGACTAAAATACCCAAAACCAAAGCGATGGCGTATCCAATTGAACTTGCTATTAAGCGATAAAATGAAGTCATATGCTCGATCTCCTAAAAATGATAACCATGGCGCCAGTCTAGTAATACCATCAAACAAATCGCCATGTGTGACTAGATAGTGCAGACCATCTGCACCTATGTGTTCTGTTTGATTATGAATTTCTATTGATCCAAAACTAAAACCATAAGGTATCATTGGTCTTAAAAATTCATCATGATTGCCTGCTATGTATATAACCTTAGTGCCACGTTTTGCGTGTCCAAGAACTCTACGAACAACATTGGTATGACTTTGTTTCCATCGCCACTTGTTTTGTTGTATGCGCCAAGCATCTATTATATCACCCACTAGATATAAGGTATCGCAGGTGTTATGTTTTAAAAAGTTATTTAATTGATCTGCTTTGCAATCGCGGGTACCTAAATGAACATCGCTGATAAAAATACTACGATATGTTTTAGTATCCATACCAATATTTACCCAAAATTCGATTACAGTTTTATTACAGATAAAAAAAGAGCCTTGTGGGCTCTTTTGTCGACCATTTATCACATTGTACGCCGTCGACCAGCGATATTGTATTTAAGAGAAATACTGTTACAAACAGATTACAATTCTATCCGCCAATTATTAATCTAGCCATTAACGCATCTTCGGCTTCGATAAAACTAAAAATCATATAATCTTCTGTGACCTGCGTCATATACTTGTTTCCTGGTAATCCAAATGATTCTAGAACTCGAGTGCATTTGTCTGTCCAATCACTAACACTATCTCCGTCTTTCCAAGCAACTTTTATTTCAGTCATTGTGCGTAAACATTAAACATATCATTGATAACACCACTGCGCTGTTTTACATTTTTATTACCCAATGTAATCATAGCAAACAGCACTCCATCTTTTTCTACCAGCATAGCAAGGCACCGGCCAGCGGCTGTGGTAAAACCTGTTTTAGTTAATACAATACTATCGTAGTTAAAAATTTGTGGATTAGTATTGCGTAAGTTGATTGTTATTGTCTTTTTACTCTTAGGTGGTTGATATTTAATAGCATATAATTTTTCACTGCTGTAAAATTTGATAATATCAATGCGACGTAAGATAAACAAAAACTCTTTTAGTTCATCTACTGTGCTAACATTGCCTGCTAACAATCCTGTGCTATCTACAATTCGAGTTTCTTTAAATCCATTAAGTCCCAAATGCCAGTTAATGTCTTTTAGAAACTCGTCATAACCACCTGGGTGGGCGTGAGCTAGACTTTCTGCGGCAAGATTGTCACTGCTCATTAACATTGCCCGCATTAGTTCACTGCGTTCTAAGTAAGCACCACGAGCAAATCTACCACCAGACTTGCCTTGTACTTTGACTTTTTCATTTAAATCAACTTGGCTCATTACTACGGCATAAGCTGTGAATAGTTTTGTAATGCTGGCAATACTGCGAACATCAGAAGTATTTCTACTATGTTCATATCTTAGGTCTCTATAGTCGTAGAGCCCATAGCTATTGGCGTATACGCTGGATGCTGATAGCAAACATAATATTAATAAAATTCGTTTAAACAATTTCTTCTCCAAAGGTCAATTTAAATATCATTGCTTGTTCCCTGTTTGATATACTTATGTCGTAGATCGCACTAAAAGGATTATTATTACTTAACCTTATTGTATATTGCCAGCCTTTGTTCTTTAACCAAGTTGCGGCTTTAACTGCGGGACCGTGCCCTTTAATTTTCATTGTTGTCATCCTCCACCCCACTTTAACTTAAACATAAAGCAATCTTCTTGATTCTTAAAAGCAAAGAATAATGCATCATTACCACCTATATCATTCAATTCCGAATTGCCCCAATAGTCTTTGATAACTCTATGAATATCAGTACGCCATTTATCTTCACAGTTTTCTTTGCACCATTTTTCTATTGCAGAATAAGCATCTATCCAGGTTGGATATCTATCCCAAGGATCTCCTTGCGAGCTTTCAAATACTACAATATAAGTATAGCCGTGATAATAATCTTTAATACGGTTGGCTCGTTGATTTCTATCAGGATCATTAATATCTTGATATTGTTCTTCCGTCCAGCCCTGTTTCTTCAAGTAAGCGGCATGACGATAAAAGTCCCAACGACCTTTTAGATTGTCAGTTAAGTTGCTTATAATATTTTTTACGTCTGCTGTTTTCATGACCACCTCAATGAAAATATCATAGCATCTTCCTGTTCATGAAAGTAAAAATATGTACAGTTAGATTGATAGACAACATTCCAGCGACCTTTGAATGTACCTAACTGTTCACCTAGCCATAGTTCCATTTCAGTGACAGAATTAGTAAATTCATTTTCGTTGACCTTGACTTTATAAGGCCAGAGTTCTTTCTTTAGCACTTTCATGATCCGTATTTCAGTGCAAACATCATTGCTTGTTCTTCATCATAAAAAGTAAAGATAACGTGTTTCTTATATGCTTCTTCGTGATAGAATCCATAGTTGTTTTCCGGAACCCAAGTAAAGTCGAAATCAACGCCTTGCTGTAATCCTTCTTTACGTAAAGAATAAACGATGTCTAATACTTTGTCGAGACTGCGATATATTTTAAAATCGGTCATGACCACTTTAATGTAAAGAAGGCGGCATCCTCTGGACCACCTAGATACAGTCTTGCTCTATATTGATCATTAAGCCAACCCCAATGAATGTTCCTATCTGAAGTATTTTCAAAACCTAAACTGTATTGATCAACTTCTCTACTAGGTCCCCAAGTTTCCCAACACCAAAGTCTTAGTTCAAAAAACTTTTCTCGTACATTATGGCGTTCATTCCAATCATCGTGTTTAATTTCAACATAATATTTAAACCTGTTAAAGGCGGTATGTCGCTTGTCTGTTCGTTTAACTTTTATTTTCATAGGTTAATCTATATAAGAAGATAAATTCTTCAACTGCTTTTCGATCCTTAAATTCCCACATATTATAAGAAGTGCGCCTTGCACCGTGTTCTTTAGCCAAAGCGACGACAGCATCCACTGTTTCGCTCAAGTGGATGCCGTAGAATTCTTCAAACTCTAAAACGCATTTACCGTTAGTCTTTGTTTTGATTTTCATCGCAGACTGTCATTCTTCAACTCCAAAACAGTTTTTTAACAAAACTAAAAATAATCATAAAAATAGTAAAGTAAGCAGCCGCACCCACCATCAACAGATACACAATAGCCCACCAGCCTGCTCGGTCACCTTCACTCATTCTTCGCTCCATTCACAGGTGCAGTATTGAAACTCATATCGGGTTTCATCTATGGGTAGATAATCAAACTCAGGGCAGTAGTGTGCCTTTTCACCAGTCAATATCTTACCGTGTATTTGTAAACAATCTTCTTCAAACTCGGTCATTGTGCCTCCACTGTCATAGGACAACGGCCATCAACTGTGGCTCCAAAACCTAGAGGACAAGCAATCTTGGTTCTATCCGCACCGCACTTGTGGCAGATCCATCCCTTAGGCTCTTCAACAGCAAAATGATCTTGATACTTGTTCATCAATCTCTCAAATGCTGTAAATGAAAGTTCTTGCTTATTAATGTCAATACATTCCTTGACAATCAACTCAGCATACTTTTCCAGTGCGGCTTCCCATATATGTCGTTTTGCACCCAAACCGAATATCTCAAGTTTGGATTCTTTTTCAAATTGTCTAAGTCGTTTGTTCATATTTCACCATTGTTTGACAATACTCACGGATGCCGTGTTCACCTTCTACCTGTGCTACACTTCCAAAAGGTTGCCACCCTTGCCTAATGTAACCATTTACTAAATCAGCAAGGTTCGCCAGCGATATCGCTTTGCATATATTATACTCTTTTACTAGAAAAGTCAAGCAATAACCTTTTTGGTATTTGGTTTATAATCACTGTAAATCATATTGCCTTGTTCACGAATAGAATTTACAATTACCTGTGGATCAGTTTTAAACATTTCTTTGACAAACTCATAGTCCATAGTTTCATCTGTAGAGAATGTATAGATCTCATAACTACGTTGGCTATTTGCTCGTGCCCTAATCATCATCGTTGCTATGTTGTAAGGAACTCGATATGTTTCGCCTTTTAACTTGGCCATAAGGCCATCGCCTTCGATGTCTGAGATGTCAAACATACACTCAAGACCATCGCAGTCCCACATAGCAAGGAATCTATTTTGTCGTTCCATTAGTGTGATCCTTTTTAAGTTTAGCAATTAATTGACGGCCACGCTCTTCATCTTCTTTCTTTACTCGTTTTTTATTATCGCTGAGTCTAAGCATTTCGTCATACTGACGGGCCCACTGAACACCTTGCAACCAAATACGAAGGCTTTCTAGTGTGCCAGTAAATATTTCTGCATCACGAGTGTAAACAGGCAATGCATCAGCATCTTTAGGGATAATAGATACTCTGTCATCAAAGTCAGAGTCGCCCCAACCTGACGACTTAGGTGCTTCAAGCACAAAGCCAAGGTGGTCAACTTCTTTCTCAAGATGACGGAGTACTAATATCGATTTATAGCCGCTCATGCTACGTGACTCAAGTGATCGAATGTACGGATGCTTTCGCTGCCGTCATATTCTGACACATAGAATCGTGTGCCTGGCTCCAACCATTCTATTACTACGTCTTGAGCACCACCAGTGTAACTAGTGTAGCCTAAAGATTCGGCATATTCTGCCAAGCCTTCTGAACTTGTCTGCAAAACATAATCAACCAGTCGGCTGTCAAACAACAGGCCTTCTCGTTCATGGTCGTGTGCCCAAGTGCTCCAACCAGCACCAAAGCCAGAGGAGATCAATACTGCGACCAATCCTTGGTCATCATAACGTCGTTCAAATTCCATGTTAACTCCTTCATGCTGTTTCCTTAACTGCGGCCAATGCTTCTGTTAAGGGAACAAGTTTTTTATAATATTTTACATCTCGTTCGTATGTATTACCTACATACCAAACACCATCTCGCATAATGTAATACCATTCTGCACCACAACCATCGGCACGTTCAAAGAACTCATCTAAGCTCAAGTCCGATTTAAACTCTGTACCAGTCTCGCCACGGTCGCGGCCATAAAAGGTACACATATCTCTAAACTTATCATTGTACTCATCAGCAGTCATTCCTGAATCGTAATGACCAAACGGATGCTCTACACCAATGTAAGGACGCAGACTAGACAAGTCGCCTAGTGCTACTAGGTTATTTGCTTTAGCAGAGTCGTAGTGTGTCTCTAGGATATCGCCATTGTGTTCCAAATAGCCATCCCAGTGACAGTAAACTGATTTACAAACATCACCATGCATAACGCCGATACGTGAACGTGTTCCCATTCCAAACCCCATTTTGTTAAACTATGTATGTATTATAACGCCAAAACCAATTTGTGTCAATTAGTAAGTTTCTTTAACAATATCAAATTGATCTGCTGGCCACTTTGCTTTGAACTCTTCTGATTTGACGTATTCGTTATAAGACTTAGCTTCAAAGAATACTTTCTTAAAAACGCTCATATGCTGACCTTTAGGAAGGATAGTGAGATAGATTGATTTTGCTTTGCCTGCCATTTTGTTTCCTTTGTTTAATATTCGTGTACTTCGGTTTCTGGATACTTGTTTATCCATTCTTGACAAAACTCACTGCCAACATCTAAGCTGACATATTCGTCGCCTTGCATACCTTGCTCGCTATAACTGACATCATCAGATGCTTCTACAGTAAAGCCTTGTGACTTTAAGAAAGTCTGCAATTCTTGCAGAAATTGATCATCTGTGTAAATCAATCCGTCTTTATCAGTGTTCCAAGATGTTGTATCAAAGCGAACCATTAGTTCGCCGAACAAACGATCTTCATCTTCCATTTTTGTAATTATACAATCAAGACCTGTAACTGTTACAGACTTAGCTTGCCTGCTCCACAGACCTCGGCCGTTTGTATTAAGAATGGTTGTCGTTTCCATAATGTTTCCTTAAAGTGTGTTTAATACTGGGTTGTGGATTTTAGTAAGTTCACGTTCACGTGCGTGGGCAGGAGCCTTGCCACGTAACGTCTCAACTAAACCGTATGTAAAAGCATTAACGCCAAACTCACGAATGCTCTTGCACAATGCCCAGTCTTTGTTCTCTGTCAATGCACGACGAACGTGTTTTTGCATACGAACTTTAAGGGCTTTTTTGACGTTACCACTGCAAACTGTTACACCAACATACTGTTCTGCTGTCACAGTATTAGTGATAACATATATTGCGTGGTTTCTATCTGTGCGTGTTTTGCGTTTCATCATGTATATATTATAACACAGAAACCAATTTGTGTCTATTAATTGGAGCAACGGGTGAGATTCGAACTCACGGTTTTACGGATTTGCAATCCGTTGCATTTGACCGCTCTGCCACCGTTGCGTAAAGTATTATTATAACAGAGAAAACATTATGTGTCAATTAAAATATTAATATAGATAACCATTATATTTGATTATCTTGATAATATTATTATTTTAATCGATAATGTTTCATTCTATAACATCGACTTAATGTGATATTATATTTTTCTAATTGATCCCGCCATAAAAAGAATTGAGGACCGTGGGTCATATTCTCATTAGTTAACCATTCCCATTGATGAACCATTTCGTGTGCCATAGTATTAATGAATAATCGTTTACTTAAGAAACTTTTATTAATCTTCATTTTAACGCGAGTTTGATCTTCTAAAACACCTTGACATTCACCCCAAAATGCTTTTGTATAAACTAACCTAAAACTTGGCATTTTAAGTTCATTATTAAAAACATTACGATTGATATTACGCCAGATTTCTCTACAATCAGCGATTGTAGGTCTAAACTTGGCGTCGTGCTCATCGAAACTCTGAACCATTTTAAATAATTTGGTTCTAGTTATGTCCTTCTTCTTGGCCATATAGTCTCCTTGGGTGGGATTAACTATATATCTAATTATGTCAAAGAATTAAACGTTGCTATATTTACGAGCGTATGCTTCAGCTTTTAGTCTACGAGTTTCGATAATAATATCAGAAACTGCTTTTAAAAAGTTTTTAATTTTGTTCATATCAAATCCATCCTTTAAATTCAGAGTTTAAGTTAATTGGATGTACTTCCCATCCTTCATTTTTCCAACGAATTAATGTCCATAATATATCTAAGAAATTCATAGAAACTCCTGAGCCATTTGGATTATGATTAGTAGAGCCACTGCGGCTATTTGTATTGATAGTAATTCCATGATTATCTCGACATCAATTCTTTGGCTTCTTTATGCATACCTGCACGAGCCATCGCTGACGCGGCGCGAGCCTGTCCAAAGCTCATACCAATTTGATATAATACGTTTAAAAAGTTTTTCATAGGTAACTCTCCTTGCGGTCGAATTCCCTAATCCAGTGTTCTACTTCACTGATGTCTTGTATGTTTTTACTTGATAGATAAGCGTCTAATTTACTTTGATAGTTCTGTTGTGGGAACATTTCAGATAGACGCTCAATTAGTTTTGCTATTTTTGCTGTCATTACACTTTTCCGTTAGTAAGAGAAACTCAGTGTTTCTACTAACTTATTTATCATGCAATGCAACATTTACTCAGTATTAACACTGATATTATGCTTCAGTACTAAAGATATTACTCCACTTTTTTAGTTTTTCACGTTTAGCTTCTGAGTACTGTTTTACTTCAGCAGGATATACAATATCTAACTCGTACATAATTTCAATCATAGCTTGTAAATCCCCAAGCTCTTCGGCTAGGTGCTGACGGTTAGTCAAAGGCTTATTTGGCTTGTAGTTATCAATTCCGAAGCGGCTAATCTTGCTAACCGCGACAATCACTTCGGCACATTCCTCTTGGAGAATGTCCAAGGCTTCTTTTTGTTTTGGATTCATTATTCTGACTCTAGATTAATGTTTAAAGGATGTCCATTTGTGCGGGCTACATAAATGGCTTCTTGATGTTTTTGTTCGGCTACTTCAAACGTATAAACGCCTGCTACGCCTTTGCCGTGTTCGTGTATTTCCATAGTGATGGTTTCTGCCCGAACATCGTCATGATGGAAGATGGCTTTCAATATATCTTTAACAAAGTCTGCAGGTGTTGCTTCGTCGTTGTTAAAAACAACTTTATATAAGTTGGGTTTTTTAATAACGATTTTTGTAGATTGAGAAGTTTCTGTTGCCATTAAAGTCATGTTTTTCCTTGTATTAGTATTTATCAGGGGGACAAGATGTCCCCCATCTTACGCTTTAGTTCTTATCGATGCCGATAACGTTGATTTTGCGAGGTTTTAATGCCTCTGGTACAATTCTAGTTATTTCTATTCTAAGAACACCGTCCTTAATACTAGCTTCACCCACTTGCATATGCTCTGCTAAAGTAAGTACTTTTTCAAAGTCTCTATAAGCAAGACCTCTATGTAAGTATTCAACTTCAGTGTCAGCATCACGCTTGCTTTGTCCACGAATAATAAGTTGGTTTTGATTGACTTCTACATCAATTTCATCAAGTGTAAAGCCAGCAACTGCTACTTCGATTTCGTAGTTGTCTTCACTTTTCTTAATGATATTGTATGGAGGGTAAGTTGGATTTGTAGTGTATGCTCGTTCTGTAAACAAGCGGTCAAATCCAATAAGTGCTTTATTCAATTGTTGTAAAGCTGTTGTGTCAAATCGTGTTAATGCGTTCATAATTTTCTCCTTTAATAAGCAAGAACGTTTTAGGCTATGTGCCCTAACTATACAGCCCTATTGGCGCTGTACAATATATATTTATACGCTGATTTCATCACTCTGTCAAGAGATCGCC